CAGGCGCACGCCGCTTTCGCGGCGCGCTACCGGCCGACTCGCGTTCAGGCGATGCGCGCGGGCTTCAAACAGCGGCTGGAGCATGTGCGAAACCACATTACCGCGGCGCGGAATGGCGACGCGAAGGGCGCGGCCGAGGGGCTGAGCCTGCTGACCGATCTCGTCCATGACATGCTGGGCCAGGACACGCCGTTCGATTGCCTGCGCCTCGCGCAGACGGCGCTGGCGACCGATCGCACGGATGACGCACACGGCGCCCTGCAAAGCGCCAGGACGCTTCTCGAAGCCTCCGACGATCCGGGGCGCGGCAGTGTTTTGGCCCAGGTCAATCATGCGTTGATGGCGCTGGCCGCCGGAAACCGGGCCGATTGCATGCGGCTGATCGACAATGCGCTGCAAGAGGATCGAGGCATCGGCCCGGTGGGCCGGATCCTGGCGCAGCCACCCAACCGTCTGGCCGAGGACGCCTGACGATGCCGGCGACACTGATCAGCATCGATCGCTTTCGCGAGGCCATGAAGGCGGGAATCCCGGCGCGCGATCCGGTGTTCCGCCTGAGTACCGAGCCGGCGCTGGACGTGGACGGCGCGGACCGGACGTTGCGGTTCGTGTTCTCCGACGGATCGGTCGATCGCATGGGCGACACGATCGCGGCGGACGGCTGGCAGCTCGCGGAGTTCGAACGCAATCCGGTGGCGCTGTGGGCACACGACAGCTCGGCGCCGCCGATCGGGGGCGCCCGCAACGTCGTGGTCGAGGGCGCGCGGCTGATGGGTGACATCGAGTTCGCGCCGCCGGAGACCTACCAGTTCGCCGACACGATCTACCGCCTGGTGCGCGGTAAATTCATCCGTGCCGTGTCCGTGGGGTTCATGCCGACGCGATATGCCTTCGTCGATAACGATCCGGAACGCGGCTGGGGAATCGACTTCCTGGAACAGAACCTCCTGGAAATCTCGGTCTGCCCGGTACCGGCGAACGCGAACGCGCTGGCCGAGGCGCGACGCAAGGGGATCGACACCAGGCCGCTGACCGATTGGGCCGAGCGCATTCTCGACGGCGGCGGCGCCGAATTAAAACGGACGCTGATTTCCCGCGTCGAACTGGAACGCCTCCGCAAGGCGGCAATGGAGCCCAAGATGGCAAGGAAACCTGGAACACAACGGCGCGCCGGCGGAGCGAGCGAAGAAGATCCGCCGTCGGGCGGCGACATCGTTGGCGACTGCGGCCGGCCGAAAGACGAAACCTGCGGCATGAAAGACCCGCAGGAATGCTCGGTACACGCCAAAGCCAAGGCGGACCCGATCGATCCTGATGACGAGAAAGGGCTGCTGCGCGCGTTGCGCCGGCTGTTTGGCGGCAAATGGAAGATCGTGCGTGCCGGCGATACAGACGACACAAGCGAAGACGAGCCGCCGATCGCGCACGAAGACGCGATCCGGTTGGCCCACAAGTCCCTGCGCACGAGCAAGGCTTTTCTGACGGACGCCGTATCGTTTCACGCCAAGGCGATGAGCCTGCTCGACGGCGTGGTTGACGCGCTCGATGAGGGCGAACCCCAAGACGACGGCAATCCTGAAGTGAACCCCGACACCGATACCCCGGAGGCGAAGGCCGCCAGGGCGGCGAAGGCCGAGGCGCGGCGTTTGCGCCTGGCCGCTTAATCGACCGGCCCGCGTTCGAACGTGGGCCGAGCCACATCGCCCTTTGGCAAGGCTATTTCCAGCAGCCGAAACGCTGGCCGGGGCGCCGTCGCGAGACGCCGCATTCCCATTTGATGGAGCCATAAAACCCCATGAGCACGTTACTTGCGCTCCGCCAGGCCCTCGGGACCGCGGTGGACGAACTGAAATTTCTGAGCGGCGACGCGAAGGCCTTCGCGACGAAGGAAGCGGAATGCGACGCGCTGGAAGCACAGATCAGGCTGGCCGAGAAGGCGCAGGCGCGCAGCGCCGGCCTGGCGCGGCCCGCGGGATCGGGCGGCGGCGAGCAGCCGGGCGTCGAGGGCATCAATCCGATGCAGCGGACGCTGACCCAGGTTCGCGGCATGGACCCGCGCACGAGGCTGCGCGGCTTCGACGATTACCTCGCGCTGGCGCGGAGGGGTTACGAGTTCACGCCGACGGCATCGGGCCACTACCGCAATTTCGGCGAGCAGCTTCAAGCCGTGTTCAAACACTACATGTCGAAGGGCTCGGACACGGACGGGCGCCTGGTCCGCGCGCCGACCGGCGCCAGCGAGGTCGATCCGACCGGCGGCGGCTTCCTGGTGCAGATCGATTTCGCGGCCGCGATCTTCATGCTGGCGCACGATCTTGGCCGCATCATGGGCAAGGTGAACCAGATCCCGATCAGCGCGAACGCCAACGGCATCAAGATCCCGGGCGTCGACGAAACCAGCCGCGCGACCGGTTCGCGCTGGGGTGGCGTGGCGTCTTACTGGGTTGGCGAAGGAACGGTTGCCGCGCCCAGCAAGCCGAAATTCCGCATCATCGAGTTCGACCTGAAAAAGCTGATGTCGGTCATGTACACGACCGATGAAATGCTTCAGGACTCGACGGCGCTGACGTCGATCGCCGGCCAGGCATTTTCCGAGGAAGTCATGTTCATGACGGAAGACGCGATCGTCGAGGGGACCGGCGCCGGGATGCCGCTTGGCATCTTCAACAGCCCGGCGACCATCGTGATCCCGAAGGAAAACGGTCAGGCGGCTGGGACCATCGTCAAGGAAAACGTCGATAAAATGTGGGCTCGGCTCTGGGCGCGCTCGATGGCGAATTCGGCCTGGTACATCAACCAGGACATCGTGCCGCAGCTTCAGGCGATGAACCAGGCGGTCGGCACCGGCGGTCAGGTGGTCTACATGCCGCCCGGCGGATTGAGTGCCACGCCTTACTCGACGCTCTACGGCCGCGAAGTGGTCTGGACGGAATACAGCAGTCAGCTCGGCACGCCGGGCGACATCATGCTGGCCGATCTCAGCCAGTACACGCTGGTGGACAAGAACGGCATCCAGGCCGCCACGAGCATGCACGTGGCTTTTCTGACCGATGAGATGGTGTTCCGGATCACCTACCGCGTGGACGGCAAGCCCATGTGGACCGTGCCGATCACGCCGTTCAAGGGCCTCACCAAGTCGCCTTTCATCATGCTGGCGCAACGCTAATTCCGCGTTAACACCGCGTTAACGCCACGTTAAATCCGCCGCCGAAACAACTCGCGCGCTCCCCACGCGCGGGCATCAACGCGCCGCTTCGGGGGGCGGCAGGAGATGTAAGATGGCTCGCCAATTTTCGATGCCCTATCAGATTCCGCCGGTTGTCATGCTGCCGATCGCGGCGGACGCGGCCGGGCGGACATCTGGTTACTTCGACCTGAAGAACAGCGTCGGCAAAGCCTATGTCGTCGCCGAGGTCAATCAGGGCAACGCGGCGCCCGTGCTGGTGAGCCTGTTGCAGGCAACCACGCTCGCGGGCGCCGGAGCGAAGGCGATCAACGCCGTGCCGATCTGGCTGACGGCGAACACCGCGCTCACGGACGCGCTGGTGCAGCAGACGAGCGCCGCGACGTTTACCACGTCCGCCGCGATCAATGACAAGCTGGTCGTTTTCGAGCTGACGATGGAAAGCGCGCTCGACATGGTGAACGGGTTCAAGTTCATCGGTGTCAGCACCGGCGCGTCGAACGCGGCGAACATTACCGGCGCCAAACTGTTCATTCTGCAAGCGATCCAGGGGGCTTCGGCGCCGAGCGCGATGGTCTGATCCCGACGATAATCCGTCGCGAACGTCGATCAGCGAGCGACCATCAAGGAGCGATTGCATGTCTACCATCAACAAATCCCGCAAAGACATCGACGGGCACGTTCTCGCATTTTTCGACGCGGCCACTGACGAAACGACCGCGTCGTTCCGGCCCTGCGCGATCGACGAAGACTTCATCGGACCTGGACACTCGGCGATTCCGGCCGCCGGCGCACCGGCGGTCGGCTATGCCTGGGTTTCGAAGATCGTGAAAACCGCGGGAACGCCGACCTTGGCGATCATGCCGAACAGCGCGGCGGGGATCGTGCAACTGGCGCTCGATCCGACCGCGGAATCGCAAGAGGCGACGCTTTACGCCAACGATCAACTCAACTGGGACGTGACGAAATCGCTTCGGTATGAGGCGCGTGTCTCGATGGCGGTTCTGCCGTCCCTCGCGGGCGTCGAGATGGTGTTCGGGTTGCAATCGGCCTGGATCGCCGGGCCAGACAATGCGGGGTTTTATGTCCGGTTCCAGGCGAACGGGAGCGGCCTGATCTACATGCAAACCAAAGACGGCGTGAACACGTTGTCGGTTTCGACCGGCGTCACGCTGCTGGCCGGAGCGTTTCATGTGTTCCGGATCGACGCCACGACGCTGACCGATATCCGCTTTTTCATCGACGGGATTCCGGTGACGGTCCCTGGCACCTTCAGTTTCGCGGCGGTCCCGCCGTCCTCGATCCTGCAACCTTACGCGTCGGTCTACAAAGCGGCGGCCGCGGGCCTCGGCACGATGCAGATCGACATGATCCAGGTCGCGGCGGATCGGGTCTAAGTTATGTATAGCATTGGCCTCACGCTCAATCCGGCGACGATCCTGCCGGGCGCATCGCTGTCGGGCCCGGTTGGGCTCGGCGCGCTGACGCTGGTCGGCATCTCCATGCCGCCGGTTTGGGCGGCCGCGGCGCTGACGTTCCAGGTCAGCCCCGACGGAGGGACGACCTGGCAAGAGCTTTACGACAGCGCGGGCAACGAGATCACGGTCACCGCGGCCGCGAACCAATATCTCATGCTGCTCGCGGAGCCGTCCTATGACTGGCGCGGCGTCAACATGGTCCAGGTCCGAAGCGGCACGCTCGCGGCGCCGGTGGTCCAGGCGGCCGGCGCGGTGATCAACATCGTGACCCGCTCGGAAATGCTCTAGCGATGATCAAACGCGGCGGCTATTTCACGCGCGATATGAAATCCGCGCCCGAACGCAAAGGACAGCCGGGCGATGCTGACAAGCCTTCAGGTGACAACGCAGCCGGAAGTGGAGCCGGTGACGGTGCAGATCGCGCGGGCGCATTGCCGGATCGACGAGGCCTCGGACGATCCGCAGATCGGCGGATTTCTGACGGCGGCGCGGATCATGGCCGAGGGGTATCTCAGCCGGGTGCTGATCACGCAAACCCTGCTGTGGACGATCCGGCCACAATCGCTGCTGCACGAGGAACGAAGCCGCCTGCGCGGTGAGCTGATCCTGCCCCGCGCGCCAGTGCAGGAGATCCTCTCAGTCACGGTGACTGACCGATTCGGCAATGTCACACCGATCCAGGCGGCGGCGCTACCGGTGCCGCCCAACACGCCGATGGTCGGCTACATCGCCAATATCGCGCTGGAGCCCGGGCGTCTGCGCATCGGGCCGGACACGCCTCTGACCGGCGGCACGCTGCTGCACTGGGCACGCCTGGACAGCATCCAGGTCTCATTTGTCGCGGGATATGGCGACGACGCTGAAGACGTTCCGGAGACGATCAGGCGGTCGATTTTGATGACGACGGCCTTCCTCTACGAAAACCGCGGCGACGCCGGCGGCGAGATGCCGAAATTCGCCGAGTGGCTGCTTGACCGGCACCGTCTGCAATTTCTGGGGGGATGACGTGGAAATCAGGCACTTCAAGACGATCGGCCGGACGCCGCTGCTCCCTCTCGCCGTGCGGGGCTGGGCTGAGCTGATCGAGGTCGGACACCACGACGGCGGATTTCTGCTGGCCTGGGATCAGGAGGCCGTGGGCGCGTTCGACGATGACGGAGCCGCGATCGGGGTGCTGACCTGGATGGACCAGGGCTGGCAAAATGCCATCGCGATCGCGCTCGGCTACGTGGTGCCCGAGCGCCGCCGTCAGGGCGTGCATACCGCCATGTGGAACGCGCTGATTGTCAAGGCGCGCGAGCGGGGCCGGCCGGTTATCCTATCCGGCGGGCTCATCTCGAACGTGGAGTGTCGGGCGATGATGCGGACGCAGGGACGCGCGGAATATGGATTTCTGACGCAATACGTCGTCCCATCGGAGTGAGCCATGGCGCTTCCCGATCAGGATCAGATTCGCATCGGCTCGCTGCGCTGGCCGCTGATTATCGCGACGCGCGAGCAGGCGGCCGATCCGGACGGCACCGGCATCCTGGACTCGATTGTCGATAAGCAGCGGGTGCGCGGCGATGTGCAGCCGATCGGGCCGATGACCTTTTACGCCGGCGAACAGGTCGATACGCCGGTCACGCACAAGATCACGATCCGCTGGCTGGATTGGGTCGATACGACCTGTGTGATTTTCCGGGTCACGACGCGGAAGGATCAATCGGCCCGCACCGAGCGATTCCGTGTGCGCCGCTCTATGGAGGTCAAGGGCCGCAAGCGGTTTCTGCGAATGGACTGCGAGCTGGAGGGCGTAACATGACCGAACCGTATCGGGCCGGGATCCTCGGCGTGAGCGCGTCGCTGACGAACCGCGCGAGACTGGCGCTGCCGGCGGACCATCGCATCGTCGCCGTGCGCGACGATCCGGATTGTCTGATGACGTTCTGGCTGATCGAAGGCCGATCGATGCCGATCGTGGAGCCCGGCGCGACGCCGCCCGATGTGAGACTTCATCTCAGCCTCGGGAATGACGACGCCGGCGTGCACCTGTCCGCGTGGTGGGAACATGGCGGCGAGCCGATCGCCTGGCGGGTTGGCGACTGGCCGACGTTCGCCGCATTTCGCGCGGAGTTCACGGCGGATGGCGCTTAAGATCACGGTCCCGCCCGGGTACACCGTGATCTGGGACAAGAGCACGATCGGCCGCGTACTGCGCGGCGTCGGCAATGAGGTCGCGTCGTTCGCGCGGGCAGCGATCCGCGCCGGGGCGGCGACGAAAAAACGCGCGGCCAGACGCGCGGCCAAGGCTGGCGGTCCGCCGGTCGGCCGCACCGGCAACCTCGCGCGAAACATCAAGGTCACACTTTGGCGCACTGACCTGGGCGTGACGGTGCGCGACACCGCGCGCGCGGCCCGCGGCGGCGCGCCCTATGCGCTGTTTCTGGAAAAGGGCGCGCAAGGCGGCGTCGGCTCGGGGCGGAAGGGCGTCAAAGGCCGGCGCAACCAGTGGAAGAAGTCGTTCGGCCGGAACAAGATTCGCGTGTCGGTCGCAGGTCGCCGCGTCCTGGCGCCGCATCCGTTCCTGGAGCCGGCGGCCGAGCGGGCGGTCGCGGACGACCTGGCCGGGCGCGTGCGCGAGGCAATGCTGAGCGGGCTAAAGTTTCGCAGGGGCAAGCCGTGAATCTCGACACTGTCATCACGCAGTTGAAAACCTATGTGCCGTTGCTTGGCGGCCGGGTCGGCGGCGCGGCGGACTTCGATATCGGCGTCGAGTCCGTGATCGCGATTACCGATCCGGTCACCGGCAAGCTGGCGTACCCGGCGGCGGTGGTGATGCCGTTGGAAGACGACAGCCCGGCGACCGCCGATCTGACGGGGCTTTTCCAGACCGTGACCGAGACGATCGGCGTGGTGGTCGAATTCGACGCGACGGCCGATCGCCGTGGACAGGGCGGCGTCTCCCAGGTCGAGGCGATGAAATACGCGATCTTCGCGGCGCTGCTGAACTGGCACATCGATCCGGGCCGCGGCTCGCGCGGACTTTATTACGCGGGCGGCTCGCTGCTGACGTTCGATCGCGCGCGGCTGTTCTGGGAATATCGTTTCAGCTTCGACGCGACGATAACGGACGCGGACGGGTTCATTCCAGCCGGAGATCCACTCGTCGATATTTTAAGCGCGGGCTCGCTCGGCCCGGTGGGCGTCCAACCGATCGTCTTTGACACAAAGGTCTGATCATTATGTTTGTAAAACCCGGAATCTGGCACGACGCGCCGGCCGGCGCGTCGAGCCGTCTGCTTGTCGTGCATCACCCCAACCGGGCGCGACTGCGCGATGAGGGCGAAGATGTGCCGGAGAGCGGCTACTGGCTGCGCCGTCTGCGCGATGGGGACGTGGTGCTGGCGACGCCGCCGGCGGAAGCCGCGGCGGCCGAAGCTCCGGCGGTTGAAACCGATCATGCGGCTTCGGCGGCTTATGTCGCGCCCGACGCGCACGCGACCAGTGAAAGGACAGCGCCATGAGCGGGCTCGCGTTCAAATACTTCCCGGCGGCCAACTGGCGTCCAGCCGGCGTTAACATCGAATTCGATTCGAGCCAGGCCAACACGGCGGTTCAGAATCTGCGGGCGCTGCTGATCGGGCAAATCTTCGCCACCGGCACGGCGCCGCCAAACGTGCCGGTGCAGGGCTATTCGCAGGCCCAGGTCAACGGGCTGTGCGGCGCGAATTCCATGCTGGCCCTGAAGTATGCCGCGTATCGGCTACAGGATCCATTTGGCGAGGTGTGGCTTGGGCCGCTGCTAGACCCGGTTGGCGGCGGTGGTCTCCCGGGAACGATCACGTTCGCCGGGACCGCGACGGCGGCGGGATCGGTTCCGCTTTACCTGATGGGCGTGCCGGTACCGGTCGGGGTCAATGTCGGGGACACCGCGGTCATTGTCGCGGGCAATGTCCTGAAGACGCTACAGGGGACGCTTCTTCAACAAGGGCCGCCGCCGGTTCCGATCACTCCCTCCGCGGCGGGCGCGGTCGTGACCGTGACGCCCGCGCACGCCGGGATGGCGGCGGCGGACATCGATATCCGCTTCGCTTACGTCGGGCCGCAAAATGGCGAGATGATGCCGCCTGGGATCACGGCGGTCGTTACCGGGTCGGGATCCACGGTGCCGAACCCGAGCGTGAGCAATCTGCTGGCGAATTGCGGACTTCGGGCGTTCGATTTTATCGACAACCCCTATACCGACACGGCGAACCAAAACGCGCTTCAGGCTTTTCTCGGCGACCAGGCGGGCCGGTGGTCGGCGGAAAACATGCTCTATGGCCATGTGTTCTCGGCGTACGGCGGGACGTTCGCGGCCCGGAACACGCAGGGGCTGACGCGGAACGATCAGCATTGCTCGACGCTTGGCTATCCGAACGGGCCGACGGGAAGCCCGACGCCGGTGTGGCTCGAAGCCTCCGACTGGTGCGCGGCGCATGTCGTTCGTATCCGGGTCAACCCGGCGCAGGGAGTCTCCGAGCAGGCGCTGAATTTACTCGCGCCGCCCGCCGCGGTGGTCGATACGCCGGGCGAACGGAATACCCTGTTGTTCTCCGGAATGAGTACCTTCGTTGTCGATCCGAGCAACACATGCCGCATCGACCGGTCGATCACGACGTATCAGTTGAATGCCTCGGGGCAGCCCGATAACTCATACCTGAATACGAATTTGCTGTTTCAGGCCATGTACGCGG